ATGAAACAGGGGCTAGAAGATCTTAATGAAATGAATGATGATAGAAAATACAAACAAGTTCAAAGAAAACTAGAATCTCTCTCATCTATTCAGAGATTGGCTTTATTTTTTGAAAAACATCAAAATGACTAAACAAAAACAATTTTACAAAAACCCTTATATTGGCATGATTTACACCGATGGTAAAAGAACTTATGAGTTTATGAATAACCCTTTTTATGGAGTCATTGATGGATGCAAACCACAACCGTCATGGGTTGAGATTACTTTGGAGTTAAAATGAAAAAGAAAGAACATTCTTCAGTTAAACTAAGAAAACTGAAAGATATCAGACGTAAAGATTTAGAAAGAAACTTTTTAGATATACAGCTTAAAGGACAGGATCACTATGTTTTTATAAAAGAAAATGGCAAAGCTCAGGTTGTTTATGAAGAAGGTCGGTGGGTCAAGGAACATATAAGAACTGCGGTTCTTAAATTTAATTATGAAGTTGATAAAACAGACAATATGTTAATAAGAGACTTTGAAGATAAATATATTGATGAGTACGAGAAAACTTTAGAATAATTTAAAACGTTTTTGTTTTTTTACTTTTTTGACAAATTGAATATCTATAAAGTGATTTAAAATAGAAGATAAAAACATATCTTGCCTTAATTTATGTCTGACCAAATGAGTGCAATATCGTTTTATATTGTCAATGTCATCAGACTCCATAATTTGTCTGCATTGAAGCTCAACCTCTAGTTCCATCTCTGGAGGAGCCTTTTCTATGTCGATATTTAGAAACTTTTTAATCATTTAACTGGAAAGAGCTTCTCTTCTATCATTTTGACGATTGCGTCATCAACGTCATTGTCACTTTTCTCGGCAGCGGACTTAAGCATAAGCAGCAGACCCTTTCTGATGGATTCAGATTTGCCGAACCTGATGAATAAATTAATTAGAAACTTTGACATGAATTTTTGTTTTCTTTTCCTAACATAGCTAAGTTGGTAATATAAAACAAGAAAGGCAATTCTTATGGCTGAAGATCAAGAAGAAAAAGAAGGTACTGATTGGGGAGAAATCTTCGGTCACGCTGTCCGATTCATGATTCTTTGCTGGAGTTTAGCAATGATGACTCTTGGATATATGGATAAGATTCGCAATGATGGAGCGTTTTTAGCAGGCTTGACCAGTGGTGTCTTAGGCAGCTACGGTATCTCTGTTAACAAAAAGAAACCCACAAACGCTGCTAAGATAGTGGATAACAAGGACACTAATGTAGGTATCAAATGAAAAAGCTACTTCTTTTATTTCTGTTTATACCAGTTGCCTCGTATGCAGATATTCAGAGCACTATCACGTCATCTGTAAAACTGGAAAGTTTAAGTGCAGCAACATCAGCGGATAAAATTGGTTCATCTTACAGCATAAGCGGAACAAACATAACAACAACAAGTGGAGACGCTGCAAGTGTGGGTGGCTTCGGATCAGTCACAAATGGGGTCCCAGCTGTAACCATGCCAAGTGCAACCCAAACAACTGCTGGTGAGACTTTCAGCTTTACTCAGTCATATTTAGAAGGTGATGCAACTGCTGGATCAGCACCGACTGTCGGAACAGTAGGAAATTTCAGTGATTTGACTTCAACTGCAGCTGGTTCGGTAGGTACAGCAGCCGTTACTTTAGATCACCACACAATGTCTCTTACAGGTGGAACAGGCACTGGAGTTGTTCTCACTGGTCAATTCGTAACAGACTTAACTGTTGATTGATGTGGAAATATCTTCTTTTTATATTTTTTGTTAGTCCAGCACACGCAATTCCTGTCGTGCCAAATTTTACAAGTGCGACAAGTACAAGCAGAAGCGTTACCACAAATAATCTCACAGAAAATATCCGAGAAGTTCGCTACAATTCAGGCTATACCTACTCGGTGACAGGATCTGGCATATCTTGCGGAAATTGCGACACGATTTCTATGCCCAACGCAACCGTTACTGAAACCATCAATGGAACGACTTATGAATGGACTGGTTTAAATATGGATCAAAAACCAAACTGGCAGCAAACCACTCAAGGGAATGCTTTTCAGTTTTCAGAGTTTTACAAAGGCCCTTCTTTAGAAAGCGTGATCGATATAACAAGAACGGTTCAGTCAGAAGTGGTTACCGATACTACGGTTATTTTTTCCAACTAGTAAGTCTTTTTTCTTGTTTGCCGAGTTACGCAAACACCTCAGCAGTTGCCAATCCACAATCAAATACCAGTTCTTCAGTTTCTAATTTTGCAACCCAAGTTTTGACGGGTCCGATGACTGAAAATACTTATGGAAACGGAATCAAATGCTCAGGAGCAACATTATCAGTCAGCCCATTTGCAACGACCTCAGTAGCAATCAAACGACCCCAAGACTATATTTATCACACGCCAGTCTATAACGAGGCTACAGACGACGATGGAAACCTTACAAACGCTGGTGAGATTCTTTTCTTTAGAGAAAATTATAGTGGCAACAAAGATGCGACTTCTTTCAACTTTGGAATTGCTGCAACCATATCTGTTCCACTTGATAAACGCTTTCAAGATGCGTGTTTAAAAAGTGCAACGACTCAAGAAAAAATACAAAGGCAAATATTATCTAAGGAAAGGCTCAATTATGAATTGGCAAGATTAAAAAATTGTGGGCAACTTTATCGTGATGGAATCCGATTTACAAAAGATTCGAAATATTATTCTTTATGCGAGGATATAGAAGTTGTAGAAAAAATGGGTCAAGTTATACCGCATACTCATAAATTAAAATAATTATTTTTCTTTTTTCTTCGTCAACTTTTTAATCGCAGTCTTAATAAGGTTTTTAAGAAGGTTTGCTATGATAGGACTTGAAGCCGCAGTAACAGCAATAATTGAAGTGTTGACAAGAATAGGAGGGCTAGGAATCCATTTCTCAATAAAGGTGGATGGTTCGTAGATTTCGTAGCAGACTTTTCCATCTTCAGAAAGTTTGTGAGATACGACTTTATCTAGCTTGAGATCGTTAGCAAATGACCCTACAGGAATATTAGTCTCGTTAGGGCATTTAATGAAAAACTCTTTATCTTTTTTGACTTTGGGTTTGTATTCTGGTGGTTGAGGTATTTCTGGTTGCTTTTGCTCTGGCTGTTTGACAGGATCAGTTGGTATAAATTTGTCTGGATTATATTCCAGAGGTTCAAAGGAAGGAATATTAACAACTGGATAATCAAGCTTTGGTTTATCAATCAAATCAAGCGTTGTTGGATATTGTTCCCAAGTTTTGATTTTTGGAATATATATCTTTTTTATTTGTATTTGTGGAATATCAATTCTGGGTATTTCCAAGAGGGCTTACCTGTTTCTTTGGAATTTCAATTGATGGTCCTGTGAAGTCGGGAAGAGTGTTTTTCATGACATCAGGCATTTTATTTTCTAAACTTCCCATAAGTTTGTTTTTTAAGGTACGTTCAAACTCTGGACTTTGCATATATTTAACAGCCATAAATCCAAAAACACTCATTGACGTAACCATCAAAAATGAGATAATTGACAATATATTTGCAATTTTTTGAAACATGGTAAAAGAAGCAATCCTCCGAGCCATAAGTCACACTTTAATTATATCAATGCTATTAATTATTCCCACTCTTGGTCCTTTATACATTTTAGGTGGAATAATGACAAGACAAATGCAAGAAAAACTTAATTAACAATATTTGTATCTGTCATAATTTCTTTTGACCCTTGTAGTTCTTTTATTCTTTCTGTACAACTAAATGCTTTTATTTTTAAAGCGTCACGAGCTACAACAAGATTTTTAATTTTTTCTTGAATTTTATTAAATTCATCAACGGCTACTTGTGCCTCAAGTTTTAGTTGATCAATTCGTTTTTTATTTTCTGACATAATTTTAAGAAGTTTTGTTTGCTAAAACATATGTTTTAAATGCAGCTTTTACATCTTCAGTCCATACAACATTACAAACATTTTTTATTACATCAGGTATTGCAGTAACACCATCAGGCTCTTTGTCTAACGGATTGTCCACAAAATTACCAGACTCATCTAATAAACCTGATTGCAGTACATATCTTTCAAAAGATCTTGTAAGTTCTGTACCATTTTTTTTAATAACTGTTGCCTTTCTTATTTGCACCGCTTTAAATGGGCCGACAACTTCTATTTTGTCGTATTCGATTGATTCAGTTAATGCCATTAGGATTAATCTCCGATTAAAACAGGTTTAGGCTTAGTTTATAGACTTAGCTTCGGTCTAAGCTACTATGTAAGATACCTGAAAATAATGTCCTGAGCCAGTTATAGAATGACCAGATGTAACAGTAACTGTGCCATGAAGTTCATTTGTGCCACTAATATGAACAACACCCACTGAGGTTTGATGAGTAGTTTGAAAATTAACAGTTATGATCCCAGCAGCGTTAGGTGAGAGTGTTGAATTTGAGTTAAAAGGTAAATCATGTAGTCTGATTTTTGTTCCAGCCGCATAGTTACCTGAAGTATCTGTTGCAAATTGTCCCCAAACATGAACCATATTTCCAATTTTTACATATGAACCACTTCTACCAGTTGAATTAACAATAACTTGACCACCACTAGCGTGAGTATAAGTAAAAGTGCCTTCTTCATAATCATCAAGCAACTCACTAGTGCCTGTTCCGTTAGTTGGCCCACCTGTAGCACTAAAATCAATACCATGACCAGAAGTTCCAATAACTAAATCACCATCAGCAATAGTTAAATCACCAGTTGAATCAATGGATGCTTTTTCAGTCATACCATTACCAGTATCAGTCCAAAATTCTAATCTGCTGTTACCACTAGCATCTTCAGCCTGTGATACTATTGCACTATCTGCACCAGAACCAGTTGAAGAAGTTGTAAATTGTAGTGAGGTTTGATTAGTATTTGCTGAAGTGTCTGTATTAAGAAGTCTAAGGACACAATCAGAAGCATTTACAAAAGCATCTGTTGTACTTCTACTGATTTCCATTTTCATTCCAGTTGTAGCTGGTGCTGCACCAATACCGATAGCATCTGCACTTGCATCTAAAACAAATAAATTTGCATCTGTATCACCTTCAATCCTAAAATCTACATCAGCACCACCATCATTAAATATAGTTGCGGTTCCAAGTTCCATTCTCTCAACACCACCAGTAGCCACATTAAAAGTATTTGCAGCGGAACTATATATTCCTGTATCCAAATCATCTCTGAAAGCTAATGCTGGTGTACTTACAGACCCATCTTCAAGAGTTAATGTGCCGTCAAGTTGTAAAAGTTCAATCCATGCGTTATTAGCTGAGTTTCTTATTTTTAAAACACCAGCCGAAGTGTCAGCCCACCATTGATAGGCATATGTTGTTGATGGACTAGATGAGTTAGAGTTATTGCTTGCGATTGCAGCAAGGGCATTATTTAAATCTGTTCTAAAGCTGGCCCCCGATTGGTTTGAGAGAATATAATCATGTGTTGGACTCATAGCTCAAACTTTTTTACTTAAGTATATATTAGTTGATAACTTAAATATAAACATATTTATGTACCTTTACCAAACCCTATTGCTTGGTATTTAAAATTAAGATTTTTAAAATTATTACTTGAATCTCTTACCTCTATAACAAACTGAGTTCCTGTGATAGATGTAATTTTGAAATAATCACCAGAAACCGCACCTTCAAGTGTAATTCCTATTGTTGGTAAAAATGCTGAAGTTGAAGTGTTAAGAGTATTAGTGCCTGTGAAAAACGGTGAACCAAAAGTTACTGTCTTTGCAGAAGTACCAGATGCGATAGCTGTATTTACAGTTTCTGTTCTACGTTTTACGCTTGCTTCAAATCCAAGCTCTGTGACATTTATATTTTGTGCTGGATCATTCGACTCAAGTTCTGTTTTAAATTTAAATCCTCTTGCTGTATATTCACCATTTGCAAAAGTATTAAACTGAGTAAAGTTTGCTCCATAAGTACATGATTGACTTGAGTTTGAACCAGAAGTTGCGGAAGTAACTGTAAAAGTGTTTGCATTTGGAACTGTTTGTATTTCGTAGTTTCCATCTGTAGCAGTACCAGAAGTGAAATCTATTACAACAAAATCTCCTACAGAATATCCATGACTGTTTTTTGTGATGTCTATGATTGTTCCAGACTGTGAATATATTGCATCAACTGAAGTTGCTGGGTCTATATCAGTTGTTGCAACAAGTAGTTTTGCATTAACATCATCTGGACTCAAACCGTCAAAATCAGTCCAAGTATCAATATTTGCAGTTCTTGAATCAATTAGATCATTTAATAAAAGACCAGAAGTTACAAACCTTCTTTTCAAAGTAAGATTAAATATACCTTCTAAATCGACTTTATTTTGAAACTCATAACTACCGCTTGAATTTATAGGGCCAGCAAAATCAATATTTGATAAATCGTCAATATTTTGTAATACATCATCTATTAATAATGTTCCATCTAATAATAATCCATCAAATGTTGCGTCATAAAATGTATTAACTTTTTCACCTTGAAATGGAGGTGAATCTGTATCTTCTCTTTCTGTAAGTATTACTTGATTTGGCTGTGGGTCTGGTAGTGTAACAATTACTTTTGCAGCATTTTCAGATTTACGGCCACCATCATCAATAAACTTAATTAAATATGTCCCCTCTAATGCTGGAACTATTGCTTCAGTCGCATTTCCAGCAAGTTTAGGGATAATTTCTGTTGCATTTGCAAAAGTAGCTGTTGCTCCACTATTAGGTGTATGCCTCACTGATATAGTGCCACCATGTAAAACGTCAACAGAAGTAGAGGGGTTAAATCTAAGTCTTACAAACTGATCTGATACAGGTTCTATTGTCAATCCACTTGGATCCTCTGGTAAAGCTGTTTTTCCAACAGCAGTAAAAGTAAACCTAGCAGTATCTGAACTCAAAACTCCTAATGAATTAAAAGATTTGACTGCAAATTGATATGTACCTAATCTTGATTCAAAAATTTCAAAATTTGGTCTAGCAATTCTTATTCTTTCTGGATTATCGTTTTCAAACTGTGTTTCCAATAAATATTCTTTAGCACCCTGTACAGGCTCAAAGGAAACAAATATTTTTGATACAGCCCTGTTATTTAAAACAACAATTTGTTCTGTGGCTGATAAATTACTTGGTGGTGACGCTTCAGCTATTAAAGTTGTTATTGTTCTTGGATTAAATGCCACATTTGTATCTTCAACTTGTGCATATTTATTGGGATCATGTATTACAGCAGTGATTGTATATTCAGAGCTATTTATTTCTTCTATTGAAACTACTTTAAAAATTTGAAACTCTGTACTTGTATTTTCTATTGCCCAAACACTATTTGATTGAGGAGTTGATGAAAATGCTGAAGAAACTGTAATTGTTGTTCCAGAAATAGAACTTATTGACCTGCTTTCAGTAGAGCCATCCGATAAAACAACAGACAATGTAGCTGCATTTGAACTGGTTAAATCAGTGTTTGTAGCATCATCAACAACTATTTGTGTAGTTGAAACACCTGTTTTAATACGTCCACCTCTTCTAACGCCCGCCCTCATAGAATCTGCAATAGCAATTATTGTTGCTGGTCTTACAATTACCCCAGCTTCAAGCGTTGTTGTAAAAGTAACCAGTTCATTTTCTAATAAATTTGAATATAAAAACCATCTACCAAGACGATTTGCCTGACCTATTGAAGTACAGGCAAAAGCTTTAATTGTTTTTCTTGTTCTACCAAATTTTGTTATTGCATCTAATCCGCCAGAACTTGAGTTAAGTGCATCTATTTGTTCAGCAGTGACTAATTCAAACTCCATTGACTGCGTTTGATTGTCAAAATATTGAACCTCTACTTCTGTGTATTTAAGTCTTGCTGCTTGGTTTTGGTAAGTAAATCCTTCTTCTGTTACGTTTGAATTATTGAAAATATATTGAGCATCAGATGTATTAGTTGATGTATTTGTAGGCCGATCTTGTGATATTTGCAAAGTCCCATTGCTATAAAATGGCATTGCGTTCATGACAGAACAAAGATCATTTATAAGGGTATATGCGTCATTTTTTTCGTTTAAAATTACATTACAACTAAATCTTGGCTCTGTTGTGTTTGTAATTGGATCAGTTATCAAAGCACTGGCATAAGCACTTGCAGAATAAAAACTAAATACATCAAGATTTTCTTCTTGCACTATTCCATCATCACCTCCAAAACCTTTATCAGTTGTCAAGATGTCATATAAAATCCATGCTGGATCAGAACACCACTCTTTATTTGTTTTAAATGTTCCATTAAAAGTATATCCATCTGGATATATTACCCTTCCATTTGTGCTATCCACCGTTGTATCATGCGGAACCTTGATTTTGGTTCCTTTAATGCGATACATACGTCTAGGATAGCTTTGAAATTCTTGTGCATTAAATCTTAACGCAACATAAGCAAAACCTTGATAAGCACTTGTGTCTGTATTTATTTCTGTATAAGAAAGCCAATTTGTAGAATTTTGTAATTTTGTATCTGTGCCATCATCTGTATTTCTAAATACACTTAATGTCAAAGGAAAATTCATTGTCCTTTCAAAAATAAGCTCAAAATCTTTTACATAAGGACTCGTAGCCTTTCCATTTGTTACATCAAGAATTACAGGATTATTGATAGTCCCATTATTTTCAGTAATTCTTATTGAAATCTTTACTTCTGCGCCAACAATATCACCATCATCTTTAAATTCTTGTAATTGTGGAAATTGAATAGTAACTCTTATTTTATCAACATCAGTATTTGATATTGTTCTTGATAATCCCTGACTCGTTTTAATTGTGCAATCACCTTGAAAAGAAGTATCTTCAAAAGTTGTGTTTATAACAAATGAGGTTGAAGTAGGAATAGAGAGAATATTTTGTGTCTGTGGCTTTTCAGTTTGAACAGTTCCAGTCGCTGTTGTATTTGCCCAATGTACAACTTCGCCAACTGAATAATTGTGCGCACTGCCTGTCAAGCCAACAAGCATTTGATTTGCTCCTAAATTTACAGTTACACCACCTATACTCGTTGTTTGTCCACCAGCACCAGCAAGTGTGTATGTACCCGTTCTTTCAGTAGCAAAAGGTGAATTTGTTAAAGCAACACCTACAGGTATTGTATTTTCTATTGCGTTAATTTCTTGTAATGCAGTTTGATCACTTGCACCATTTTTCACAAATACTTCTACATCTGTAAAATTTTCTTGTCCTAATGGGTTTAGTAAAGGTGTATTGTCTAAAAAAACATTTTTTCTAAAAGTACTAGAACCAGCCCCACCTTCGTCAAATATTCCATCAATTTCACCGTAACCAAGCAAATCAAGCACTGTTGCGAATTGCTTTGATCTTAAACCTCCATCAATTAAATCAGGATCAACAACTCTTCCATCAGGTGTTCTACCAAATAATTGATCTCCACCTTGTACCTGTCTAACCATTAGCTTAAACTCTTTCTAATTTGGGCAGTGTCAGTGCCAGAACTGATTAAAATTGAGCCACTAAAAACAAGTCCATATAAAATTGGCACTGGAACACCACTAGTACTTACGTTTTGTATTCCACTAAATGAATACGAACCCCTCATTTTTGGGTCTATATCACTTACAGATGATGCATTTTGAGGTGTATTTTGAGGTGAAATGAGTTCTGTTATTCCTCCAATAATCATTGAAGTTCCTATAGTTGATAAAGCTGCTGTAACAGCAGTTCCAAGTAATTGTGACCCTACAATTCCAGCAATAAAAGCACCTGTCTCAGCAGCAAAACCACTAAAAACTAACCCAGCTAAAAAACCAAAAATACCACCATGAGCAATCGGAATAATTTGTATTTCGCCCTGTCCTGACATTGAAAGATAATCTTCTGTAATTTCTCTTCCACCCATTTTAATTCTATAAACTTGATCATTCATATGTTTTTGTAAACCTTCAAAGTTTGCTATTAAAAAACTCAATGCTTGCTGTGGAGATTTTACAGCCGCTTTAAAATATGATTTGCCTAAAAACTGTCTTAATTTTCCATAGACTTTTATTGTTTTAAAGTTTGTATCTTTTGATTCTTCAACTTTATTATCATTGTAAATTATAGAACCTTTCCAATCTGAAGGCTCAAAAGTTTGCCAATCGTCATCTAAAAGACTGTAAATAAAATAAGGAAATCCAAGTTGCTCACAAGCTTTTACATCAAGTTCTGAAGGTGTTGATCCACCTTTTGGATGACTATGTACTACACCAATAACTTGCCCTGTATCTTCACATTCTGCCCAGTCATCAGGATCAATAACAAAAAATTCTAATTTACCTTCTGCAAGGTTTTTACAAGGCCAAAAAGTTTCCTTGCCATCTATGATTGCCAACAAACCGCAAGCTTCCTCTGGTGCTTGTTTTTTTGCATATTTTTCAAATGATTTTTTCCAAGACATTTTAAGCATTTACAAAAGTACCAACACCAGCAAAATCGGCTCTAGTAACAAGTTTTTTTGGTGCGGCAACACCAAACAAATCAAAAGAACCAACCATTTCAAACTGTACAATATTTCTATTTTCAATTGTTTTTCTTTCAATAAAATAAACTTCTCTTGGAAGTTCGGCTGTGGGATCAACAGAGCCAACTTTGTAAGGATTAACATTAGATGGAAAGTTTGCCTCGTCTAGAAATCTAGCAAGTGTACGCCTCCTAGTAACTTTTGCCCCTGCAAGATCAGAAAAAGCTGTTGTTTGATTTGTAAGTTGAAGTATGGCAGTAATACTTCCTAATAAATTAGAAAAGGTCAGTGTCGGTCTTGGTAATTTACCTTTGCCAGTATATTTAAATCCCTCTGCCTTTACAGGAATTCTTGTATATGTGTTTGATTGCCATACAATATCAAGGCTGTCTTTCATATTATTGCCAGCGTGAAATAAGTAAACAGTTGGTGTTGCTGGAGTTTCGTGTGAATTAAATGAAACATTACCACTTGTTGATTGAGAGACAGTAGCTGTTACTGTAAATTGATTGCTAGATTCGGTTTGAATTGTATATACATCATCACTTGCATTTCCAGAGGTAAAGTCAAGAACAACTATTGTGCCGACAGGCATACCATGACCAGTTGCACTTATGGTGATTGTAGTACCACTCTGCGAATATGTCCCAGTTTGAGCCGTTGCTTTAAAATGAACATTAGGCTTTAATTCAACAGAATATAACTCAATAATTGATTTATTGGTTAGTTGTTGTAGTTCAGCAGTAGGTGTTGCCATTTATGGTTCAAAAACCTCCCTAAAAGTTGTACTTATTATTGCTCTGTTGTTATAAGGTATTGTTTTTGTCCATGTATCACAAACATATTGTCCTGCACCAGAAAGAGTGATTGATACATTTCCACTGTTAGTTGCAGAACTAGCAGCCGTTACAGTAAAAGTATCTGAATCAGCAGATGAGGCAACAACAAAAGTACCATCAGTTGCAGAGCCACTTGTATAATCAATCGTCAAAACATCACCAATAGCAACTCCATGTGAAGTGATAGTTATTGTCACAGTAGTCCCACTTTGCGAATATGTACCTGTTTTTGTAAAGCCTTCGGCTGGTGGGGTAAATGTAAAACTTGCTTGATCGTTTACTCTACTTCTTAAAAATGCTTCTATGACATCTGCATCGGTCTCAGACACGTTAAAAGTGAGATCATATACTTTGGGGTCTTGAGATAAAGGAAGGCCATATAAAGCCCTAAATTCGTATCCATCACCTAGTGAAGAAACCCTTACTTTAGGTTTACTATTTTTTCTCATCCCATAAGTGGGAGTAATTGATGGAAAAGTAGCCATTATCTATTCAATAAACCCCCAGCCCTTTGTTCATCAATTATAGTTGCTTGCACAACACTGGCAATAAGACCACCAAGTTGATCAGCTTCAGATCCACTT